AGTGATTGTACAATTCTAGCCATTATCTTCTACCATCCGGTTGTATATCTAATCTAAACGTACCTAGTTTCCAAAATTGACTTGTACTACTATTAGATATTTTTAATGCAATAGATCTTGATCTTGCACGTGTGTCTATTTTTTGTGTACCACTGGTTACTGTAAATGGACCAAGAGAAGAACTGGCTGCAGTGTCATTTGGAAAGTCTTTAAGGTTTAATGTAATAACAGCATCTCCTGTTTGAGATAAAAAGTCCGGTATTACTCTTCTTATTTTCATCATAAACTCTCCATCACCTTGTAACCCTTGTTGACCTATGTCAAAATCTCCAGATTCTATATTAGCAGTGATTGCAGTTGTAGATCCTTCTTTAACTTGATCTAATCCTTTTTCATGTTCAAAGTATGTTGAAGTACCATCTGTACATCCAATAACATGATCTTTACTAGTTGTAGCTGTTGTACTACTTGCATTATATTCTGTAGCATGAGGTTGACCAAACACTGCGGAATCTTGCCATGCAGATCTTGCTAATGTTCCTGTAGTCCATACTGGTCTTTGAGGTGTGGAATCTAAATAATTGTAAGCCACCATCCTGTTCACGGTTCCTGATCCAGCATTTGGATAGAACCACATAACCTCACCAAACAAATTATTTAAACCTACATTGATGTGTTGTTTTGGAATTGTATTAATATCATCGTAAACATGATCTTCAACCAAACATGGAAGTGATTCTAATTTACCTGTGTACCTAAAAAAACCATTTTCTGACATCCAATAAGCAGAACCATCCACCTCTACGGCTGCATTCTTACCAATCAATCCACAGTTGGTACCTACTTGTTGAAATGAGAAAGTAAAAGGTGCACCAACAAATCTCATAATAAATAATGCGGTATCTGTCCAAACATAAATTGCATCTCTACCTCTGATTGCTCCTACAATTTTAGATCCATCCGCTAGTCTTTGCGTACCCGCTGTATTAACAGCACTAGGTGCATAAGAAGTTGTTGAGTCAATATTTTCTTGATCAGAAAATCTAATAAACATTTCATCTCTTGATGATTTAGTTCCAATTGTAGTTTCTGTTCCAAAAAATATTAAGTGTCTATCAGGTGTAGATACTAAACTAAAAGCTGATGATGTTGGAGCATTAGGAAGTAAAGTTGCTCTTGTGTTGTTTGCTGTTGTAGGATCAGAATCCCATTCAAATGTTTCTCCACCTGATATAGTTGCAATAAGTTTGTTACCAAAATTATCTAAAGACCATAGTCCAGGTGCTGTTACAACGTCACCAGAAGCTGCAGCGTTCCATGCAAAAAAACCTGATGCATCTGTTGCTGTTGCGCCACTAGAATGTGAAGCTGCTGTTGTTCCTAAAGCTCCTCTAGTTAAACCTGATAATACGTTACTACTGTTTCCAGTATAAGTAATCAATTCGTCACCTATAATAATAGTTCCTGATGAAGGAAACGATGTAGAACTTGCCAATGTTAAATTTGTAACTGATGTATTAATTCCTGATGCAAGTGTTGAAGTAAATTGTCCTTGTTGTAGTCCACCCCATGATCCAAGGCCCCAACCTGTTGATGCAACTTCTACCGCGGGTCCAACAGAATAATAAAGTTTTACTCTGATACCACCAGATGTACTTGCACCTGATCCTGATTCATTAGATGCCATTGTAACTGTTAGTGTAGTTGTTGTGGGTACGCTTGTAACTTGAAATTTGTTATCGTCAAAATTCCCTGATAAAAAACCAGAGTTAGTAATACTAGTAAAATTATCTAATAATATAATATCACCTTTGTCTGCATTGTGCGCTGATGCAAAAGTTATAGTGACAGTCGCTGATCCATTAGTTGTACTAAAAGCATTTGTTAAAGTTGTTGTAGTTTTAATTGGATGTATGTCGTAAAAAATACCACCAGAATAAGCGTACAATATTCTATTAGTCCCTAATGCTGCATACTTAATACCGCTAGCATTTACAAAATGATGAAGTGCTGTATTACGACCTGTAATATCAACCGAACCTAATTGAGCCCAACCCCCTATTTTTTCAGGTGTGCCATATCTAAATCTAACATTATCACCTTCGACCCATTGGCCTTCACCACCAGTTGATGTGACTTGTTTATTGAATCCAGGTTGAAAGTTTACTTTTTGTAGCATAATTATCTTGCCGTTGCAGGCACTCCTGTTGATGTTACGAATGGTTGTTCAGCGAAAGCCATGTAGATGTATGAATCTCCAGAGGCATTAGAATTTCCATCATTAGTTCTCCATTTAAAACCATTACTTACAAAATCACAATTATTGTTTGCACCTTCTGAACCAGTAGAATTAGGATTTAACATAGCAGATATTTGATTAAAAGACTTTGCTCTTTTATTATCTATAATTCCCCAATTAGTTCCAGATGCACTTGATTTTTTGCAAATAACCATAGCTGGTTTAAATCCTGTATAAACAAATGTTCCATCAGCATTGGCATTTCCTGTGTATGAGCTAAATTTTGAGTAGCCTTTTTTCTCTGCGAAGCAGTAAACCAACATTGAATTACTAGGTCCATTACTTCCAGTTTGTCCACCTAAATTAATTACAGTTGATGTTGGAGAGGTATCATTCCAATTTATATCATCAACTAAAGCTGCAGCAGTATCTAATAAAATGTGGTTAGTATTACCTAAACTTTGATGATACACATACCAACCTGTAGTAGCATTTGATAAATTTTTAACGATAAACATTCCTGGTACTGCACCTAAACCATGAGCTACTGTTGCATTTGCATCATTTCCTGTCCATTTAATTATTGAAAATCCAGCATCAGTATTTACACTTCCTGCACTATCAATACTTCCTATGCTAGTTCCACTTGCGTCATTAGTAAATCCTGTTCCAGCTTTCCATTGCCAAGATACAAAAGTTTGACCACTTTGATTTACATTATTAAAATATCCACCAACAGTAAAACCATCTGAATTAAAAGATGATAAACTTACATCTGATGATTGATCTTCTTCGGCATTGGTTGTATTAGAACCTATTACCTTATTAACACCTCTTACAGAATCAAAAATAGCATGACCATAAGTTCCATTGCTCCTAACTTTAAGCCAAACCCAATCTGGTTGAAGATCAGAGTTGCCAGTATTAGTTACAGCTTGTGAACTACCAGTACCACTATAAAGAGTTGTCTGAAAGTATGCTGACGGATCGTCTATTGTTGTATAAGCCATTATCCATACTCCGCTAGGTTTTTACTACATAAGGCAAAATATCCACTTGGTGGTGCAAACTCAAATGCTCCGAACCCATCACCATCCGCAGCAGCTGAAGTAAGAGCATAAGGTGCAGAACCAAAATTAAATTCCATTCCAGCATCTCTATAATGCACAGAAGCTGGAGTAACATAAGTACCATCAGCATTACCAATATCTAAAGCATCTACAATTAATGAATTATCTCTATAAATAGAAATTTCTCCATCATCCATATTTAAAGCTACTCCAATAATTTGATTTTGTGTAAACACTCCAGAATTTTGATCTACTGTTGCATTATCTCTACGAAAATCTCCGCCATCTTCATTAACAAATACACAAGAACCAGATTGATCTACTATTTCAGCTGTTTGTGGACTACCTAAATCTACACTCATTATACCTACTTTGTTTTTACCTATGTCAGCAGATACAGTAAATTTTGCTTCCCAATACCATTTACCTTTATTGACAGCAAAAGTACCCATAACTTGATGATGCTGTGCGTCTCCATCTCCAGTAATTTTTAAATTACCTTCTTCAAAAGTTGGAACTCTTATTGCTTGCATACCCCAAAGTGGAGAATAAGTATTAAAATTATTACTACATGTGTCTAAACTTTGATCTAATGCTGTAAGGTTATTAACTGTAAAATCAGTTCCACCATTTGCATCATTTCCTAAAGCTGAACTATCTTCAAAGTCAAGATAGAAACCATTTGTACCGAA